CAAGGAAATCGCACTCGAGCGAACCCGCGTCGTTAAGCGGGAACGAAAGCTTCGCACTGTTGATCGTTGTCGCGTAAGACAGGACGGCCTTATCCTTCGTCTCAATAGTCGCGGCCCAAACAGGGTTAGCCATCGCCTACCAGAACGCGTCGTACCACGAGAACACGCATCTTGCTCCCGTCACGTTGGATGCCGCCGCACGTATCCCGACCGTGCTATTCGTGCCCGGATACAGGACAGGAAACTCACTAGCGGCGGCCACACCCGACAAACTAGTTGCAGTGCGTGTCGCAGCATAAAACGAAACTGACGTGCCGCCGCTGACTTGAATGTCGTTGATGCCAGTGCCATTAGCGTTCTGACTCACGATCGACAATGACGGGTTCGAAAACAGGCTGCTCGAGTACGTTTGCGATACGAGAGACCCATACGTCGTTGGGACGGTCACGGCGATTTCGGACACGCTCAACGCGTTTGATCCCGCCGTGACCACGACGGTCATGGGACTGGGTGCAGTCCCCGCGTTCGTTGCCGTCGCCGACGTCGCCGTCCAAGTCAATGAGCTCGGGGCGGTCAACGTGATTGTCTTGAGGGTGTTTGCGTACATGCGCGGGTCAGCTGCCCTGAGCTGCGTTTGGTACGACACGACACGTGACTGGCCCTCAAGGCTCATGTCAACTGACGAGGACAGCTTCACGTTGCAGAAACGCACGTCACCATTGTCGTATGTGACCGTGAGTTTGCCCGACGACAGCATTGTTGAATACAGCGCCTCGTTCACGGTGCTGAAGTCCGCTGCTGCAGCACCACCAGTCGCGCCCCACACTTCGCCCTCGATAGTGATGATGCGCTCTCCGACGCTGCGAGTGCGATCAACGATGCCGTCCATGCCCGGACGGATGCTTGTGATGTCGCGAGGCGCGGGCGGCCCCACAAGGCCTTGTATGCGACTGAGCTTGCGAGTTGAGCTGCCGTGCAATGTGACGGCGCTCGCGCCCGACAATGCGGGCGTCAATGTGACAGACGTAATCATGCGCTCACCCCACGGCTCGCCAGTTGCCACCCGATTTTCGCGGCCAACGCGCTCTCATCGAGTGGTGTGCCCTGGTTGTAGATGTTGAAGACGTATTCGACCGCGCCCAGGCCACCGGATTGACGCAGAACGCGGGCCCGGTCACCGGCTCGACCGCGACTCAACGGAACAACCGCTTCGGGGCCAGCCTCACCAATCAGCGCGATCGTCGGGCGAGTCACGATGCCACCCGAAGCCAAATGCGGAATCAAGCCAATCGTGCCAACACCGGGAATCTTGCTCGCAACACTGTTGATCTTGCTGATGCCACTGTTGACGACGTCAATGGCACTGTTTATGACGCCGGCCAGGCCGCTGCCGATGCCACTCAAAGCGCCGGAAATCGCTCCTCCGAGGCCGCGCAACACACCCAAGATACCGTTGTAGATCGCGCTGCCAATCCGTGACGCCAACCCACCAAGCCGGCCGATCATGCCACCAAGGAACCCGACGATGCCACCGAACAAGCCACGCAGGAACGAACCAACCTGCCGCCACCGGCTGATGATCCACGCGGCGGGCCCGAGGAACCCGCTTCGCGCAACGGTCACGATGACGTTCGCTACGGACCTGAATGCTCCCTTGATCCAATTCCAAACGGCCGCGAGAACACCCTTAACTCGCTTCCAATGCGTGATGACAAGGAACGCTGCTGCCACGATCGCAGTCGCGATGAACACAATCGGGTTTAGCTCGAGGACGATGTTGAACGCGGCAAACGCTGCCGTGACGGCGCGAATCATGCTCGCGACCTTCATAAACGCCATGAATGCCGCAAGGACACCTAACAAGCCGGGATGCTTGGCGATCAGGTCGGCCATGCCCTTGACGACGGGCTTCAACTGAGTCCACATCGTCTGCAGTGCGTGACCGGCACTGACCAGGGCGTTGTGAAGTGACCCGCCAAGGCCCTTGCCGCCCTGGAATACGGCGTCAATGAACGAAGTCAAATGCGGCATGAGCTGCGCGAGGACGGGAATGATCTTCGTTCCGATCGCGACCTTCAAGCCCTCAAACCGACCATTGAGCTCGCGCAACCCGACCTTCAACTTCGATGCTGAATCAAGAGTCTGCCCGTTGATCGTCAAATGCAGCTTCTTCATTTCTGCAAGCTGCTCTCTCAAGCCGACCTTGCCCTTGTTCAAGATCGGAATGAGTTGCGAACCAGCCCTGCCAAACAACTTCTGAGCGATCGCGGTCTTCTCAGCGCCATCCTTCATGCGCGAGAACGCTTGCGCGACACCACCAATCACTGCGGGGAAGTTCTGTGACTTCAACGCCTGCTGACTGACACCCAAGCGAGTAAAGAGCTCGGCACTGGACTTCGTGCCCGAGTTCGCGCCAAGAATCTGCCGTGACAACGTGCGGAAATTCAACTGCAGCTTCGCGGCCTGAATACCGCGTTCCTTAGCCAAACTGATCCACGCGCTTGACTGCTCAGCGTCCATGCCCGTTTGCGTAGCGAGCCTGGACGTCTCCAACGCCAGGTTGCGAGTCTCAGTGACGCTCTCCTTAATGAAGTCCGCCGCGCCACCCACCGACGCCATGCCGGCCGCCACACCAGCCATCGGGCCGATACTGGACATGGCACTGTGCTTCAAACCATCAAATGGTTTGCCCATGCCCTTCTGGGACGCCTTGACTTGCTTCTCAAGGCGCTTGATTTCCTTCGTTGACTGCTGCAGCTTCGATGTGAGCTGGCTGTTGTCAGCGACGAGCTTCAGTACCGCTTGTTGAGCCATTAGCGCGCCGCCTTCCTGTTCTCACGATCCTCAGCGTCGAGGAACCGCATCATCTTGTTCCACTCTTCGACCGTGACCAACTCAAGCTCCCACGGGCGTATCCCAAACCGCACTGCTAGGACTGGTTGCCAGTCCCATCGTCCGTGGTAACCGCGCCGTCCTCGACGGCCGGCGTAGGGTCCGACTCCAAGACCTCAATGGCGTCCATTGGCAGGGCTTGCATGTCCTCGTACGTCACTGTGGGCTGAACCCTGCGACGAGCAATCCACGCGAGGGCGAGCACTGCAGTGGCGCTCTCGAAGTCGACTTGCCCGATGGGCTTGCCGATCGTCTGCTCAAGAAGACTCATTTCACCCCAAGTGAGGTTCCCTGCGTCCAGCTCGTAGACCTGGCTTTCGATCTTGACCTTCGTGACCGTGTTGTCGGCCATACCTGTTTCCCCCTATCTATCGAACGCCGCGAGAGCGTCCTTGGTTGCCTGCTCCAACGCCTTCTGACCACGCGACTGAAACCGCGCGCGCACCGGCGAAATGATTGGTCTCGGACTCATCGCCGTCACTTCACGCCCGGTCTTCGCTGACACACCAGCCTTGCGACCGTGCTCCAAAATGAACGGGTAACGAGCCTCACCCTTCGGCCAGCCTTTGATCGTCACCTGAGCCTTGAAGCTGTTTTTCTTCGTCCAGCCGCTCTGCTTGCTCCAATGCGACTTCGCGAACCCGGTTTTCACGGGTGTGTTCGCAACGACGGCACGCTTACCGTCAGTAGCCAGGTCAGTGAATCGCTTCTTGATTGCCTTGAACGATTCCTCGTCGCAGCGTTTCAACGCGTTTATGACCTGCGTATCAGTGACGGTCAGGCCAATATCGCCCGAGCCCGCCACGATCAGAGCGACGTGTCGAGCGTGACGTAGTCAATGGTGAGCGGTGCCGTGCCCGAGGACTCGTCATCGACCACCACGAAGTTGAGCGGGTGCTCAACGATCTGCCCGCCACCCGTGGGCGTGTCACCGTCAAACCTTACGTCCGGGCACGTGATCGTGACGCTGCCCTTGACGCCGGACTCAATATCAGCGACGGTCGCGAACACTGCGCTCAGGCTCGCGTGCGTGCCATTGACGAACCGCTGGTAAGCGGTCAGGCCGGACCACTCAACGGTCAATGAACCAGTCACGGACCGCAATGAGGTCTGCAGCTGCTCGAGCTTGTTCGCGCTGCCGAGCATGTACCGGCTTGTGTTCAGGCCGTTGTCGCCCTTGATGTCGAACTCCTTGACGCTCACGGTCGATCCACCAACGCTGATTGCGGCTCCAACGAACACCAGGGGAGTTCCGGTCGGGTACGTCAGTGTGGTCGGCGAGCTCGCAGCTGCGGTTTCGCTCTTCGCGTCCACGTTGATCTTGCCGTTGACGGTCTCGCCGGCCTTGCACATCAGCTCCCACTGGTTGATCTTCGCGCCAGCGTAAGTGAACTTATGCCGAGTGCCGGTGATGTCGGTGCGACCAACCTCGAACGTAAGGCTCTTGCCGTCCGTCGTGTCCGTCGGGGACATCGCGAGCGACCACTTCTTCGACGAAGTACCACCCGAGGGCGTCGTCGCGGTCGGGGTCGCGCAACCGATCATGTGCTTGAACAGCAAGCCAGCGCCCCTGCTCTGCACCTCGAACTCAATATCACCGGACACGTCGATCTGGCCTGATGACCAGTTCGTCTTGGACAGCAACATGCGCTGAGTGCGCAGTCCCTTGGACTCGATCCGGTCAATGGTCTGCTTCACGCTCTCAGACGTGACCTCCACGACCTTCGTTGGGGTCACTGCAGTGCCCCACGTGCTCTCTTCACCGAATGCGACTTGAAGGTCGCCAGCCGAATACGCCATTAGTTCTGCTCCTCGCCCGCAGGCTTGTCATTGGTTGACTTCTTCGCCTTGACTTCCTGCCACATGTCAGGACTCAGGCCATCGACCAGGTCGGCCGGCACTTCCACTACGTCACCGGGCTGAACAAGCCCGAACTCGGGCAGAACGCCCTCGTCGTTTCCAAGGAACTTCCAAGGCATTCGCCTACTCCTCCACGTCTTTGTTGGCTGTAACTGCGATTTCCACTGTGATCTCAACGACGCGCTTGCCGTCACCGACGAAACTGCGTTGCTCAAAGCCCTGCACTTGAGCGAACAGGACGTGAGGCAGCCCCAAGTCAGGGTTCTCACCAATGACCTGCTCAACGTCGCTGAGCATCAGGTACGCGCGGTCAAGGGCTTCTGACGCGTCGTCCGTGTTCACTTCGGCAACGAGGCCGAGCTCGACGGTGAGCTCTTCGCGACGATGACCCTTCCCGAGCGTGCGGGCCGTTTCGGAGTTGCGAACCGTGAGGATCGTGACGAGTTCCTGCTCGGCGAGCTGGCCGGGGTGCGCGAGCGTGACCTGCCGGTTGCGGAACGCTGGTGATTGCCCGATCTGCTCGACGAGGGCGCGGCTGACCCGCAATGCGTTGGTCATGCGATCCCAAACTGAGACCGATACGTCTCCGCGATCGCGTTCATCTCAGGGATCGCGAACCTGTTGCCCCTGACGCCAGCGACAATGAGGTTCTGCGTTGAGCCGTCCTCAGTGCTGACACTCAAGGCGCGGTCCTGCGTTGGGGAATCGACGAGCATGTACCTGACTTGCTTCGCGACGGCCGTGCTGACCATGCCAATGGACTCCGTGAAGCCGCAAGTGCCGGTGATCGTCACGTTCTTGCGGCCCGAAGGCCAAATCACGGGCCGATAAATCGTGCCGGCGCGTTCGTCGACGATCAGGTCCGCGATTTCCTGCGCGGTCAGCGTCGAACTCGTGTAGACGCTCAGTTCGCTGGCGTTCAACGCCGTTGAACTCGTGCTCGCGGCGGTGACCGTCTGTGGCCGGCCGACCTGAACGTACTGATCGCGCGTGCCGGACCCGTCCAAAACGGCGGTGAACTCGCGACCGCAGAAGCTCACGCCCGTCGCGGACTCCAGCTCGTCCTCGACGAGCGCAATGGCCGCGTCGATCAGGGCGTCGCTGTACCTGTTGACGTCATCGAGGGGACGCAAACGCCTGACCTGGCTGATGCGACACGCGCGAGTCGCTACGACCTGACACTTTTCCGTCACGGTCTGCGTGCCGTCCGCCCTCGTGAGCGTCCACACGACCGTCAAATTTGCGATGCTCGACTGAGCCGCGAACTGGTACGTCACCTCATTGGCTTCCGGGGTGACTGATGCCGCATTGACGAGCACGACACGGTCACGGTCCCTTGTGATCGTCACCGTGCCGGCCGAGACCTTCACCTCAGTAGGAAGACTCAACAGGGCAGGCGCGCCCTTTACGACACGGCGCACGACCTAAGCCTCTTCGGTGTTCTTGACGACGCGCTTCTCGCTCTTGGAGCTCGCGCGCTTCGCGACGGGCTCTGCGAGACCCGCCTCGAGGAAACGCTTCGCCTCAGCTGAGTCGAGCTGCACTTCCTCACCGTAAGCGTGCGAGAAGTTCTCGCCCGCGATGCTCGTCAGCAGCCTTACTGTGACGTTAGCCATTGGGATACCCCCTGGTTGAAATGAACAGACTGGAAGATGGGGCCCCCAACCAACCCCGAGGGGCTGGTTGGAGGACTGGCAGGACTAGGCCTGCTTGTAGACCGCGAGGGCAGCCGTATCGAGGAGCTTCGAGTCGAGGCTCAGGTCGATGCGGTAGCCGATCTGGCCGTTGCCCGCGTACAGCTCGAGCAGCGGCTTGATGTTGATGCCCGCGACACGCCTGACACCGAATCCAACGGAGAAGTCTCCGTAGACGGTGTGAGCGTTGCCGGTGGCAACGGCCGGGAGGAACGGATCAACGTACACCGGCTTGCCGAGCAGGCGGGCCGGAGCGCCGGGGGCGTCCTCAGTCCACGAGTTCGACAGGATGTAGCGCCCGTAGGAGTCCTTGAGCTTGCGGGCGGACTGAAGGGCACCGTCGCTCATAACCCACACTGCGTTGTTGCGGTACGGAACACCGATCTTGTGCTGCACGTCGATGAGCTCGTCCGCCGTGATGACCGATGCCGAAGCAGCGGTCTTCGTGTTGCTTCCCGTGTTGTAGCCGGTCGGCTTCGAGGAGCCATCGCCAGTGGCGATGATCGAACCGACCTGGTACCCGAGGCTCTTCGCTGCCTGCTCACGAATGAACTGGTCAACGTTGAACAGCGAGTCACGGATAAGCTCGTCGCTGACCTTCGCGACGGTGCCGTACTTGTACGCCGAGAACTTGACCTCGGTGAGAGTGTCCTCAGTTTCCGCGTAGGAACCGGCCTCGGCGATCGCGGCGGCAGCGAGGTTCGGCTGCTGCAGCGGAGTGCTCTGGTAGTTCACGACGGGGATGTGGAAGTTCTCACCCGAGCTCGTCTGGAACAGACGCGCAAGGCCGAGAACGGGGGACTGTGCGACAAGCGAGCTGATCAGCTCGTTGCCCCACGTCTCCGGGACAAGGTAGCCACCCTGAGCAGCGGTGCCCTTGTTCATGGCTGCGCGAATCTCGGGGGACTCGTCACGGCGCAGGAACTTCGAGAACGCGCGCTCGTAAGCGGCGGTCTGCTCGGTGCGCAGCTCCTCGGCGTCATCCTCGTCGGCCTCAACGGCGACGGGGTCAACGGCCGGCAGCGCGATCGAGCGTGCCTCGGCGGGGGTCAGTTCGGCCGAAGCCGCAATGACCTTCTCGCCAGCGTGGATCGAACGGAGCTTGGCGTCGTAATCGGCCTCAATCCGGTCGTACTTCTCTGATGCCTCGGCTCCGAGCCCCTCGGGGTTCTCGTCGAGGACGGAACGCATCTCCGCGAGCTTGGCCTCAGCCTCGCCGCGCAGGCGGTCCAGTTCGTTACGGGTCATCCCGCAACCTCCTGTTGGTTTAGTTGTTTTCGAGCTACTGCTTCAGCAGTCGCTCGCGCAGCCGAAGCTCGCGCTGACGTCGCGCGCGCTCCTCTTCGCGTCGGCGTGCCAAGTCATCAGCCTGCTCACCCTGCTCCGCGCCGTCGGCCCGGGTGCCTTGCTCTGATGACCTGCTCGAAGTCTGATCCGCCACACCAGCCGTAGCGGCCGTGTAAGCGGGGTAAGTCACGACGCTGCAGTCCATGAGGCTGCTCACGTTCGTGATCGTCCTGACAAGACCACCCGTCGATGGGTCGTCCTCCCAAGACTGTCCGTCCTGGCTGACCCTGAACGCAAACGACGACTGCGAAAGGTCGCCGCGCTCAAGAAGGACGCGAAGGTCGCGCCCCACTGTGGTGTCAGGAACCTGCACCGTGTATTTCAGCCCGCGTGGAGTTTCCTCAAGCTGCAGGGTGCCGTTCGTGGTGCGTCCGATCAACATGTTCGGATCGTGATTCACCAACGCGCGGCAGTCGAGGTCACTGCTGCGAAGCACGTTTTTGAAAGCGCCGCGCTTCAACACTTCCGTAAAGCCACCGAGGTCCTGCGACGGCGAGTCGAACACTGCAGCAAGTCCCTCAAGTTGCCATGACCCGTCAGCGTTGGAGCGAATCTCCACTGACGTTGCCGCGACGCGCTGCTCGACCACATCACTCGCACCGACGCGCAGCTCGTCAATCAAGCTCGGTGTCGACCGAAGTTCCGCCTCACCAACGACACGCAACCCGCGCCCGTAAACGGCCGTGACGAGGTCCGGGCCTTCACCCTGATCCTCAACCTCTGATCCCTCCGGCGGACTCGCAGGAGCCACTACAGGCACGTCAGCGGCGTTCGCGAGACTGCGCCGCAGCTGCCACGCCCACTTGCGATGCATGTCGATGCGCTCCGCAAGGAAGTTCGCAAGACCTTGCTGATCGGCGTCGGTGGCGCAATCGAAAGCGTCGTCAAGACTGACAAGCACCAGGTCGTTCATGTCGTACAGGTCACGTGCGAGAACTTGCGGGTCATCGCTGGTGAGCGACGGCGGCGTGATCGTCGACCGCTGCGAAAACTCGTCAAGCGTTGAAGGCGCGTCAACGTCGAGCTTGAGCAGCTGCTCCGCAAGCGGGTCAATGGCCCCGTCGGCATCCTCGTAAATCTCACCGAACAGCTCGTGATAAGCCCCGAACGCCGGACCCTTGACGTTCCAATGCGCGCCGTGAGCGCGATGCTTGAACACGACGGTGTCCGCGAGGGCCTCAACGAGCTCCTCGACGACGTCATTGACGTCCGTGACCGCGTCCTGCAGTGTGCCCTCACCCGGCTCGACGGGCATGTCCCTCTCCTCCATCATCAAACTCCCGTATTCGGTTCCGCCGGCACGGCCGGCGATTCAACGCTCGGATCACCGAGCCGGTTCATGTCAAGGTTCTCGCGGACCTCATCGACAGTGAGGACCCCGGCCTGCAGCAGCGCGATGTCTGTTGCGGCCTGCCCACTGCGATCGCCCCTGGTGATCTGCGACGTGTCAAACTTGCAAAAGTAGTTCGCGTCAAGTCCGTTGCTCGAGAAGATCGCCTGGTCGCGCAACAGGGCGTTCTCGATGCGCACGAGCCAGCGGCGCAGGCTCCACTTCACGAAGTCAATGGCTTCCCACTCAGCCGAGCTGTACGTGAACGAGTCCTTCACGTCAGCCATCAGCATGCGTGGTGGGATGCGGAACAGTTGCGCGATCCTGATGTCCCCCAAGTGCAGGGTCTCAACGAGCTGGGCGTCCTCAGCCGGCAAGCTCATCGCCTCAAAGCTCATGCCTTCCTCGAGGATCGCGACCTTTGCCGCGTTGCCAAGTCCACCGTGCGCGCTGTTCCACTGTGCGCGCAGCCGCTCAGCTGCTTCTGCGGTCAAGTGGTTCGGGTGCTTGAGCACTCCCGACGGGCGGGCACTGTTGCCCCAGAAGCGGCCGCTGTATTCCTCAAGGGCACTGTGGATCGCGAGGGTTTGGCGCGCCTGTTGGATGGGGCTGAGGCCGACGAGGCCGTCGAAGCTCAAGCCGCGAATGTGAATGATCGTGTCGTTCGTGTAAGGGCCCCGACCGTCGACGTAATACTGCGGCCATCCTGTCTGCGGGTCACGACCAACACGCACACGTGACGGCGTGATCGGCCAAAGATTCATCAGGTTCTGGTTTGACTCGTCGAACTCCTTAAGGATGAACGCGTTCCCCCAGAGCAACAGCCCGGCCGTGACGGCCTCGAAGAACTCGTCGCCGCTCATCAGGCGATTCGGCTGAGTCGTCAGGAACCGCGAAGCCTTGTGCTGCGGAGCGAGCTCCTTACCACCATCAGGCAACGTTCGATAGACCTTCAGTGGCAGCGAACCAACGGCGCTCGCGATCAGGGACACCGCCGAGAACACTGGCACCAGGCGAATGCTCTTCTCCACGGTGACACTGGACCCCGTGTAGCTCGCCTCGAGCATGATTGCGTCGCGAAGCATGTCGTTGACGGCCGGGTCCGAAATCGGAATGCCAGACGCGTCACGCTTGCTCCACCTGTCGAACAGGCCCAATGAAGTCTCCTCAGTCCTTAGAGCACGACCATTTCGCGCTTCTCGTAGACGGAACGCACACCAGCGCCCGTTGCTGCCACACACTCGGCGTGAGCCATCATCAACGCGATCAACGCGTCGATCGGCTCAGTGGCCTTTCGTTTCGTCAAACGCCAACCGCGCTCGTTTTCAGTAGTTGCGCCAGCGGCCACATGCGACGCAAAAATCGGATCGCCATCGTGATGCAAACGGTTGGAAACGATGACCTCGTACAGCGCCTCGGACGCGGGGGCCGACCGCCCCCACCCCATGTCAAACCTGACCATCGGCAAGCCCTCGTCCTCGAGCATCTGCCCGGACTCCTCAAGTCGCCACGGGTCGAAGGCGACACGCTCAAGGTTGAAACGGGCGGCGAGCTCGCGAATGTACGCGCGAATCTCAGCGATGTCGAAGTTCACGCCCTCGGCTTCGGGCGGGTCCCACACTCGGGCCGTAACGTCAAAGTGCGTTTCCTCGTCGACGTCGCGACGGCGACACACCACGACGGCGGAGCGGTCCCTGCGTTGCCCCAGGTCGATACCGATCGTGACAAGTGCCCCGTCCTCGATCGGCTCGAAGCCCTCACGGCAAGCGTCCCACGCGCCCTGCGGCAACCAGTGGTCCTCAGCGGCGCTCCAAGCGTTCAACATGAACC